TCATAATTTAGTTGAGTAGGCCCGCCTACGTGTAAGAAAGCTAAACACATAGACGGGCCATTCCCTCTCTGATCCCCCCACAGGATCAGGTAGGCTGTGAAACGAAGCACAGCCTACAATTTTATATAAGTTCAGGCTGGGCTTCCTGAAGTTTTTCCAGCCCGTGTATATGAGTTATGAACGCCTCAGAAAGAGCTTCCATTTTGTTATCAGATGCTTGGAGTTCTGCTAGTTTACTTGCAATCTCTTCTCTGATTTTTTCTACTTCTACTAGTTCTTCTTGGAGGACCAGTATCTTTCCTGTTATTATATTATTTTCTTCGCTCATAATTATGCAGGTAAGATTCTTGATACGAAGTCGATAACATCCTGATCAGTCTCCGCTTTTGTCGGAGTCATCTGTGGGATGTACCAGCTATTCCTGTTAGCTGTCACTTGGTCAGCTTGGAACTTCCAGTGGTTCTTACACAAAGGAGCGTCAGGGTTCATAGCTTGGAATAAACCAAGGCGTTTGAACGTGTTCCTGTAAGCCGCTTTCCTTACGTGCAATTTACCCATCGCATAAGAAGTTTCTCCGATAGGAAACGGGAATGCATCTGCCGCATCTTCTCCAACACCTTCTGGTTCTGGGATTAATACAGTGATGTCAGCAAACTCGATTGTCCCATATTGGGAATCCTCCTCGATTGATAACTTCTCTTCAGGCGTATTAGCTATTCTAGCTATATCGTTAGAACCGAAAGGGACATTTTCAGCCCATCCTTTTTGTGCCGTTATGGGGATAACAGTGAGTGAACCTCCTGTTGGCATAATGGTGTGTGTTCTATTAATGACAAGGGCTCCCTCGTCTCCGTCAATTTCCGACGACCCTTGTATTACATTAAGGCGTGGAATTTCGATGTCCTCTGCGGATATCTCTAGTCTTGGCGGCGCACTTGGAGCCGCTAGTTCTTCTTTTTTTACTTCTACTATTTTTGTCTTTGGCATTTGTCTTGGCTTTAGTTTTATTATTTTAGTTTAAGAAAGGGTAAACCTCTCTTCTGACGTTTCTATGATGCCATTGATTTCAACAGCGTCAAGAAAAGATCTTGATTTTTCTCCTTTTTCTCCTTTAGCGGCGGTATCCCCTACAGCGTTAGCTACTTTTTTCAGCGGGATATTAATTATATTAAGCAGGTCATGCTCACTGAGATCATGCTCTTTAGCTATCTCAACGAGCTTCAAGTTATCCGTACACTTGCGGGTTGATCCCATAGACTTCAGCTTCAAAGTGTCGAATTCGACCCCCTCTTTAGCCATCGTTACTGCCTTCTCCTTTATTCGCTTCGCCCAATTCTCCATTACTTTCGCTACCACATATAGATGCTCCACAGTTTTAGGGTCTTGTGGGTCGTTTAAGTCCTCTTTAGGTAGTGAGTCACCCGATATCCTTTGTACAATCTCTTCGGCTAGTCCTCCCAATGACGGGCAGTACCCTTCGTGCTTGCAGAACCTACAGTTAACTGTAGGGGAAAGGCTCTCTGGGGCAGGGGAACCTCCATCCCACTGCGGTCTTATCTTCTCCCCGTTACGAATAACGTCAGCTAGTTGTTTAATTAAGATAGGTAGCTCATCCCTTGAGAAAGTTCCTTCCAATACTTCATTCCTCACAGGGACATAGAACACAAATGTAATTTCCTCTAGCTCAGGGTATCTCTGGAATGCCCCTACTGTGTAGGCTTTAGCTTGCCAATTCTTTTTTGGCTCGTCAATTACACTGACCCCTGTTTTATAATCAGCTAGTATGGCTCTGTTATTAAAAGTAATGAGCCTGTCACAAGTTCCCCATGTAGCTGTATTGTCTAAGTCTACATCCAAAAGGATCTCATTCTCCTCTACGTAGCTTTCCCCTTTGGCAAAGTCCTGTATGTACTTTTCCTCCTGCTCGACTATTGCTTCATAAATCAGTACTTCGTCTTCATCGTGCAGGGCAGAGGGGTCACGTACCTCTAGGGCTTCGTGTATCCGTGTCCCTTTCTCAGCGGCGGCGTTTGTGCCTGACCTACCTTCGTAGCCAGAACAGCCAGCTACATATTTAAGGCTTGATGGACTAAAGTCTGCGTGTCCTCTACTTCCGTGATCTGGTTGATTATCCATGTAATTCTATCATATTGTTAACTTTCCTTTCAATCGAGTCTATGACGTTCTCTTCGATAGACCCTGATGTGACCAAAACTTTTTGAAGCGCATCGGACTTAGCTCCGTTTCTGTGGATGCGCCCTAAAGTTTGGAGGTAGTCTTTAGCATTGAACGAAGGACATATCAAACTAACTCTTGGCCTATCCCCATTACAATCATGTAATGATAGTCCAGTACCCCCTGCCGCAATGTTGGCAACGACTATGTGTGTCTCGTCACTCTGGAAGTCATCAACCACCTTCTGCCTTTCTTCAATCGTTTGACCTCCTTCGATGGAGGCGCACTCCAACTGCATACATAGAGCGTCAACTGTATCCCTGAAGTTAACGAACAACACTACAGAGTTGCCCTGCTCTTCTAGGTCTTGAGCATACGTTACTAAGTCAGGAACTTTCAAGGCTTCCGTTAGTTGACGAGCCCTTAGAATATTAACAATCACATGGTCACTCCCGTCTACAGTCCCGTTTTCTATTAAGTCTTTTATAATCTGTGGAGTAAGCCCTAACTTTTTATATATCCCTATGATCTTTTTAGAGTCAGCAAACTGCATTGGTTCCACGAACACTCTATTATTCCTAAAAGATTCTGGGAAGTCAGCAACAGTTAACTTCGCTCCCATCACCCCATAGATTCTTTCTTTGATCTTCTCTAACTTATTCTTCTTTCTCAGATGCCATCCGTTCCATTCGTCCTGATAACATCCATGTGTCTTCATCCACCCAAACCAATTATGTAATCCTCTTTCGGATTTTGCTAAGCTATGAAGGTTTAACATATACCCAAGAGCTCTCATCTCTGTTGGATCTTCTGAGGCCGTTGCCGACATTCCATGTATACAAAAGTTCTGTTTGATTAGGCTTATTACAAGCTGTGCATTCTGCGTGTACGGTCCTTTGCATTTATGTATCTCATCAACAAGGAAAAGAGTATTTTTTGGTACATGCCAATTCATAATCTTCTTCCCTCTTTTAGTCATGTGGGGAGTATTACCTGTTCTTATCTTTTCGTAGTTAAGCACAAACACAGGAGTTATCCCGACTTCTTCAAGCTCACGTTCCCATGCAGGGATAACGGCTTTAGGGCAGAGGACAGCAACAGGTCTTTTAAGACGGAGTGCTAGGTGGGAGGCGACTACAGTTTTACCTGTACCAACGGAACTGGAATCCAGTGTGCATATATTGTTCTTTAGTTTTACTTCAAAGAAGTCACACACATCAGCTTGTGCGGGGAATAATTCTTTCATTCCCTCAAAGTAAAAGAACTTGACCAAAGGTCAATAAAAATTTCAACTTACTCTGAGAACCCCTGATCAAAGGAGAATTCTCTGCGTATATAGCGGGCTATCAGGAAAGCATCAATCATCCCGTCATGGGGTTTAGAGGCTCGTTTACTTTTTTGCCAGCATTCATCGGGGGCAATTACGTTTGCTTTAATTAGGGCCGCTTTTTTGGTGTCGTGAGAGCGCAGTAGATCCCCTAACATAGAGCGCTGCCAGTTCCTTACCTGCACACAACGGGTATCCCATTGTCGACTTTCGGCCAGTCCTAACAATTTGCCGAAGGATATCCCCATTGAACGAACAGCTTGAGAAGACTTTGCGTGTCGTAGTGGTTCCTCTATCGCAAAGATAAACTCAGACTCTAGCTCCATTGCCCATTCGTAGACTGCCCTTGTATCGACTTCCCGTTTCTTACAACGGTGAAGTGTTGGCATTATCGTTTTCTCGATGACTGCTCCTGTCTCTTTTGAGATAGCTACCAGCCCTCCACTAAGTCCGTTATCGACTCCTATTATCACAATAACCTATTACTTTCGCTGATAAGATTAAACCGTCCCCTTCTTGTGGCACTAACACATCCACATTCTTGAGGAGCATTTGTATGTAGAAAACTTCTCTAGCTGAATTCGGGATGACTCGATAGTACCTACCGACACGTTTTTCAGAGACATAAATGAACTCCTTCTCATCAACTGCTTTTCGAATAACAACAGTGGGGTTATCTTCCTCCACTTTGTCTTCGAACATTATTCTTGGGAGAGGTCGTCTAAGAAACATGGTGTCCCCTCCCAATAGTTAGTTTGTAGGTATTCATACTCATATCTCTCGAAAGCTTGTTGCTTTGTTAGGTCGAAGTTCTTTTGTAGCACATCGATTGTTATCTGTTTAGAGTAACAAGCGACAGGAGGTCTACCGTATTGTTCAACTGTTCCAATGTAGGCATCCTCCAACCCATTGAATAAAAGGATTGGGTGTTCGGGGTCTTCTTTTGTTTCAGGCATCTTCGTTTGGGTCAACATCGATTATTTTATCCTCATCTATTTTTTCAATTTTAACAGCGCCGTTACCACGGTCTGCCTTTGCGTTGTTTAAGATACTTATATCAATCTGTAGTTTCCCCGAACCCCCTGCTGTTTTAGCGTTTAACCCTAGATTTCTCCTGATTAGTTGATCTAATTCAGAGAGCTCTTTAACTGTGCGGGGGCCACGTAAATTCTTTATACTGTCCCGCAGCAACCTAATAGAAGCTGCTGCTATATAGGACTGGTACTTATCTGCGGGAGAAGATTGGGATTGGGCCACATCCATTAGATTCTTGTCTTCTTCCACCCTTGCTTCCAGCTTAGCAACCCTGATTGCCTCATCGGTTTTACCCTCAAGATTATCATCCAGAGTTTTTTGTAGTGGGTCTGTGGACTCTTCCTCTTCTGGCTCGTCTTCTTTTAAAGAAGGGTTACTGCCGTGCGGGTCTTTCTTAGGTTGAGCCCCTGCATCTCTTAGCCACCTACGGAGAGTAGACACATTAATCCCGAGCTCCTTAGCTATAGTAACAAGCTTGTATTGCTGCTCGTACATTTCGAGTGCATGTTTAAGCAGCTTAGATTTTTTAGATTTTTGTGCCAAAGCAATTAACATATACTATAAACTTATATATATTTCAAATCAAATGACTCAAACATTACGAATTTATGAGCCAAGAATAGACTCTAATACATCTAAGATGGATGTAGGAGGACATATCATAAAGGCAACTAACACTGTAACGGGTTTATTATACGGGTTGTCTAACCATGAAAGCGAGCAAGCTAGGGAATATTATTTCTGGAGATTGTGTGATGAACTTTGGAACCATGCTGATCTCCCTGAACCTTTGATGGTAAAACATCCTTGGGCAGAGAGTATGATTCAGGCAGTAATAAAAAACAAATATGTTTCAATCGGGGGAGCCGCTTCTTCAGGTAAGTCACACACGATGGCCGCATGGGGAATCCTGAATTGGTTAGCTGCTCCGAAAGACACTTTAGTTCTGCTTACGTCAACCACGTTACGTGAGGCACGAAAAAGGATATGGGGATCAGTGATCAGTTTACTTACTGTCTTGGATGGGGCTCCATTTAAGATTCGGGATTCAATCGGTAACGTCGCTTACATAAATGAGAACGGTACGCTCATAGAAAAAGCTGGGCTCAGTTTGATTGCAGCGGAGAGAAGTAAAACAAGAGAAGCTATAGGAAAGTTTATAGGTATCAAACAGAAGAACGTCATCTTAATTGCAGACGAGCTTTCTGAATTATCTACCGCTATTCTACAAGCAGGACTTTCCAACTTATCTAAGAACCCCTCTTTCAGTTTAGTTGGCCTATCCAATCCAGCGTCCAGATGGGATGCGTTTGGGGAGTGGAGCGAACCCGACCAAGGGTGGGACTCCATCGACCCTAACACAGAGGATAGTTGGAAGACAAAGTGGGGCGGGTTATATAAGCGATATGACGGAGAACGGTCACCTAACATAGTAGCTGGGGAAACCATATACCCTTGGTTACCAACGAAGGAGAAGATTGACGAGGATAAGTCCCTTCTAGGACAGGAGAGTCGTGGCTACTACCGAATGGTACGTGCCGTATTCTTTGATTCAGATGAGTCTGATGGAGTTTATACAGATGCAGAGCTAGTGAAATCAGGAGCTATGGGCAAGATTGAATGGCAAGGGACACCCACACCTATCGCTGGTTGCGACCCTGCTTTTACCAATGGAGGAGACAGAACTATTCTCTATACTGGTTATGTTGGTTATGACACCTCTGGTCAGTTTGTTTGCCAACTGGATGAAGCCCTCTCCCTCACTGACGATGCCACCAACAAAGCGATCCCCCGCTCCTACCAGATCGTTCAGCAGATAAAGGACGAATGCAAGAAAAGGAAAATAGAACCCGTAGATTTAGGAATAGACTCAACAGGCGCTGGTAGCCCTTTGGCTGATATCCTTGCTGCTGAGTTTGGGGATGAGATACTTCGTGTTTCATTTGGTGGTAAGGCTTCAGATAAGAGAGTTAGTTCTAATAGTAAACTTGTCGGGAATGAACTCTATGTCAACAGAGTCACTGAACTCTGGTTCGTGGGCAAGGAACTCTGTAGGACAAAACAGTTGTATGGCGTTAATAATGAGTTAGCGCAGGAAGTTGTAGGTCGTAAGTATGATATGGTTAAGGGAGCTACCCTACGTATGAAGCTGGAATCCAAACCTGACTACAAGAATAGATTAGGAAAGTCGCCTGACTTAGCTGATGCTGCCTTCATCTGTTTGGATGTCGCAAGACAACGTCACGGACTGGTAGCTGTAGAGCCTCTTGATTCAGGAAGCAAGGCACAGGGATCAAGGCGCAGGAGGTCTATCAAACATCTATCAAATGTGTTAGGTAATCAACCACTCGCTTAGATTTGAGCGGTTGCCTTTGTCTGAAATAGTAGTAAATTTGTAGCATATGGCTTCTAGAAGTAGATCAAATTTTTACCCTGTATACAAAGGGATGAGTTTACCGCCAGATTTAAGTAACGTACCACGAAAAGATTGGCTAAAAGTCATTGATGCACATAACAAGAAACAGATAGAAAAACAAGATAACTTACCTACAGCAGTTTTAAGCTCCCCGAATGCAAAATTGAGGGCGGGGGTAGACTACAAAGCTCCCCCTCGACCAGAAAGAAAGAGCCCCGAAGAGGTGGCTAAGAGTATAGGGGCGAGAAAAGCTAAAGAAGCTGGTATGGCATTCGATGTAGCAACTATGCCCTTTCTAGGATTAAAATCAACAGGACGGGGGTTATATGAGGGAGGCAAACAAATTTATAAACACGGAGATAAAATGACAAGTAAAATACTAACCCCTATAGGGAAACTAATAAAAAAGCTCAGAGGCAAAGCAGATGACGCTGCTGCAAGTACAACCGCAGCAGCTCAAACTGGAACTACTCCAATAACAGGGGTGGGTGTGACAAACACTGTCAAATCGCCTTCCAGTATCAGGGCGGTAACTGGTTCCTCCGACGACATGCTGGAGGCTATAGG